TACTCCCACCTGCCGTCTTATATACTGAGAGCCGGCTTCGCCGGGGGTGCACTCCTGCGCGCTACGCTTGCTAAAATTATGTATACAAAAGGTTTAAATTCAATTAAATTGTGTTTATTTAAGGGTCTTTATACTTAAATTCACCCCACATTTGCATGTAACCGATATTATCGGCTGTAAGGGTACCGTAGGCATCATATGCCAACATACAGAAATATACATCCCTATCGTTGACTTCTAGGCCATTAAACTTCATAACCTTCTCACGCTTAATCCAAATACTCTTGGTACTGACGTACTCTCGAACTCCTGTTTCGGACGTTCCGACCATACCTTTGTTAGGCTTAAGCCATTTTTGGTAGAGAATCGTACACCTGTCGGTATTGATTCCATCTAGTAGGCCATTTCCTGTCACGTTAACAAACGTGTTGCTATAGGTGGGCGTAACTCCCGCTTTGGCTGCAAAAACTACAAGTCGATACGTCACGTTCGGACGATCTCCCTTGTTTGCTAGTGTCATGCGTAGCTTCCATCCCTTGCCGATGATAGAATCACCGCTGCGGCCGTCCTTACCATCACCTTGTGCTGGCATATGGGCCGTAAAATTCAACTTGTGTGTAACGGAAAGCGAATTGTGGTACAATTCTGTCTTGCCATAGTTAATCACCTTAGTCTTGGTTTCTGCCGCTCGCATCACTACCTGGCGGGCGATACGGCTCACATTGCGACTCATAAACGACTTGCGTCGGTAGGGAGTCTTACGTCTCTTAATATAAGGGGCTGTAGCATAAGACTTGCGTTTTCGACCAATAGGCATTTTTATTTGTAGAAGGGGTAAACCTCTACTTATATACTGTTGACTACTCAACAACAACAATTTCTTTGCATCTTCGTTCTATCGCAATTAGGTCGAATTCTGTGAGGTTTGGCCACCATTTTGAGATGGGTTGGTTACTTGTGAAAACGATGACCTTGGGCTTCCAGTAGATGAATCCTCCTTTAACAGGAACCCTCTTACCATATCGGTCACAGAGGATTTTCCACGTACTAAGCGAAGGGATCGCGCCAGCTTCCACTTCATCAAAACAGATAACATCACAATCACAACCATCGAACCAGTGTCCGGTGTTGTCCGGTGCAAAAGTCCATCCATCGAGTCCAAAAGTGTCATCAAGCCATCGAGTTTTTCCAGTACCTGATGGTCCAATTCGCACGTACACGTCTGGGACATCGCGGTTTAATTTGAGCTTCTTTTCTCTTATATACTGTGCGTACTCGTTCAAACCAGATCGATACTGTAGAAATGTTCCAAACATTTTGTCACTCTTTGTGGCTACTTCGACTGGTTTTTCTCCATTGTCGAGCTGCTCCTTCATCTCAGCTAACGACCGCTTTTTCCCATTTTCCATGGGTTTTATGCCGAATTCGGTGTATGTGCCTTCCTTGCTGCAGTACACCTCGTTCTGACGAAAGTTGCCTTTCATCTCTTCTATGTGCGCTCCGGGGAACGTTTCGCGCCATTTTTTATGCGTCATCTTCGTATAGCTATAGGCAAAGCCTTGCCAATGCTGTCTCTGCGTGGACGGACATGTCTCCAGTCCAAATGCTATGTATTGTAAATTGCCCAATTCTGGGGCTTTTTCTACGTTAAATTGCGTAAATGTGGCACTACGAAATTGGTAACCAGGCATGGGGTAACCAGGCTGGTGGGAGGTAATACTA